CTGAGTTACTTCGTACTCCCGAGCGATAATGCCCAGAGTCGAGGTAGCGTTGAACTTGTAATCAGCTACAGGGTAGTCTTCAGGGTTGAACTGCATGTATCGCCATGCGGCCTTCTTTACGAACGGAATCAGGAACGCCTGCTGGAAGTTAATCAGGGTTCGTTTATGCCGCTTGATTATCGCCCCGAGGGACATGGATATCCCTGCTGCCGTGGCTTCGCCGTTCACCGTACCGGCGATACCGGCAGAGTCTACTGCGCCTGTGGCCTGTTGTACCATCTGCTGAAGCGCAGAGGCTTGTGCGAAGGTAATTTGGCTGACTTGGCCGAAGTTAAACGGAGTCAAGATTTCTCTTGGGTCTCCGTTGGTCAGGATGATCTTTCCTGGACGGACTTCAGGTTTAGCGCCTCTCGGGAGCCGAGTAGCGTCCATAGCCAGCATGGGGTGCACGGTGAGGGACAAGGCATCAATGCGTGCTCGCAGCTCTGTATCAAGAGCTTTTTGCGAGTTATAACCCTTCTCACAGACACCGCGACCCCAAAAGCGTGAGGGAACTACATCCCACGGGAACGCCACAATAGGGCGATCCTGCATCATGTAGGGGTTGGCTTCTGCCTTCAGGAGAATCCCGCCGTTGGCGATAACCACTACCGCTTCGACGTATTGTGAGTCTTCGTTGTAGTCTCCCGCGTCTTCGAGGAGATGCGCCGGAACGAGACCGTAATACTTGGTCAACCTTACCTTGTCATCGTGGTGGATGGTCAGGTCTTGGTCTGGCTCGAGATCAGTATCTGTTGCCGCCGGGCCTACTAGAACGTCGTTGTAAACACCCTGCTCCTGAAGTTGGTGGACAAGGTGTGCTGACACGAACTCGTCTACCGCACAACCCATAGCGTTCTCAATGGAGGTCGCTACAGGGTCGATCAGGAAGTTCTGCGGCATGACCGGCTTCAGGAATACTTTGAACTTGTCTGTTACTGAAACGCCTACGGCTTGAAGCTCCCCATCAAGCACGTCTTGGGTGGCAGGAGCCATCTCCTTCCTTTCCTCAATGACGACTTCTCCGATACCCGTACCGAACACTGCCGCATTGATAAGACACTCCGCCACCGCTTTTCTGACCTGAGTGGACTCAAAGTCCTCGGTGAGCTTGTTCCGAAGATATTGTACGTCTTCTTTCTCGGGGTCGTTCATATCATCCGAGATATCGAACCACTTACCCCTTCCGAAGGTCGCTTCTTCAAGTTCTGCGACGTTGGACTCTACCGCTTGTTGGAGTGCGGGAGAGATGATTCGTGACCGCTCAGAAGCCCGCATGGAGTCGGATGGATCCCACTGACCTCTCCAGAGGCGGTAGTATTCCTCGAACTTGTCCTGGAAGTTGGCCTCGTAGTAGTCCCGCCATGCGTCACACTTCGAGATCACCCAATCCTCAAGGCTTTCTTCTGCCATTAGCGGGTCGGGTTCGTAAAAATCATCCATATCAGTATCCTGCGTCTGCGTCTAGGATTTCGTATTCGTCTACTTCAAAGTCGTAGTTGTATGCGACATTTGAGAGTTGGTCAGTGTATGCAAGGGAGTCCACAAGGTCATCATGGGTAAGAGGGTCTGGAAACTGAAAGAGCTGGTCCAGGAATCTGGAGTTCCACTCACCTCTCGAAAGCGTGATGTATCCATTCTCGAATCGACCCTGCAAGGCCCACATGATTCGGTCTGTTTTCTTCCTGTTACCATGAGTCAGTTCTTCAATGCGAAAAAACACGCCATACCGCTTCTGGAGGTCCATCAGCGGAGACATAACTGCTTGCTTTGCAATACCCCTTTCGATACCCACCGCAACAGGCTTGTGCTTGCGTACAGCGTTGAATATCTTTTCCGCTGTCTCGTTCAGAGTCCAGCGGCCATAGATGATATCCTTGACATACCATCCCTCGGGTGATACTTTTACCACACTTATGGCCGTCTCGTCAAGTCTTGAATTTTTAGACCGCTTCTTTCCGACCTCCTCAAAGCCCGCAAGGTCAATAGAAATGTAGGTTTCGCCCTCCATCTCATCGTCGGAAAATTTTACCCACTCCTCTTTAAACATCTCCGAACCCTTCGCCTCGAAGGATGCCATGAACTCCTGTCGGAAGGCGTGTGAGGACATAGACTTCTTGGCAATCTCTATCTCCTCTGGGTCTAACAGGGGGTTGTCGTAGGAGGTGAAGTGCCAAGCCTTGTAGGTTGGGTCGTCAGAGAGTTCGGCGTACTTGTAGAGTTCGTAGAAGTGGTTTCTGCCCATCGGCGTTCCGATGAACAGCGCACTACCCTTCTGGTCAGCCAACGCAGGTCTGAGGATCTGCTCAAAGACCTCTGGCTTCATGTCTGCGTACTCGTCCATGACAAGGTACTTCAGAGAGATACCCCGCATCGTTTCAGGTCGGTCAGCACCCTTTAGAGAAATGATGGCTCCGTTAATCAGCGTGATCTGCAGGTTGTTGATGTGGGAAGATTTGATCACCGGATGGGCTAGCTCAAGAAGAAGCCCCCACATAATATCTCTTGCTTGACCTTGGGTTGGTGCCACGTAGAACACCCCGCCCTTCCCCTCAGAGAGCGCGTGGATAATCATCTTCCACGCAGCGTATCTGGACTTCCCAGAGCGTCTACCAGCGGCTATGACTTGGAATCTGGTGTCGTCTGTCCAGAGTTCCTGTTGCCAAGGAAGAAGCTCAATGTTAAGATCCATACACCCACATTACATCGACGTACCGATCATCCATATCCAAGTGGATGAAGTCAGAATGAATGCCTATCCCCGTAAAACACCCCATCTCAAGGGCAAGTTGGACAATGGTATGTCTTTGAGAGGAGGAGGTACATGCTATATCCGCAGCGATGCCTCTTGAGTGAGGCCCAGGCTCAGATTTATTCGCCTCGATGGAGTGTTCTGTAGACCTATAACCAGAAGTTATGATAAACGGGAATCCGCATTCCTCTCGGAGATCGTCCAGAGCGTAGAGAAAACCCTCGTCCATAGCGTTCTCGCCAGTCTCCTGGCAGTCGAACTCCGATAAGCTAAAATAAGACAGCATCATACTTCTTCAAACTCCCCATCTAGGGGTTGGTCAGGGATATCTACCTGTCCTACACCCGTTATATTGATTTCTATCTTGCCTCTACCGGCTCCGGGGGCCACATCGCCCTCAAATGCGGCTGTTGGAAGGATTCTATCCATGACGAGCTTCCATGCAGCGGCCTGATTCTTGTGCTCGTTATCCAGTGCAGCGTCGAATATGGTCTCCAGTACGGCCTTGGACTTGGGAGAAGCCAGCATTCTCGCCTTGTACTCGTTGATAATGGCCGCATCACCCTTGGGTCGGCCTATCTCCCCACGATTACCCTTCTTTTTGGCCGCTACCTCGCTCTTTTTCGGGCGTCCACGCTTACGCTTGCGGATTTCCTTCCGCTCCTCGATGGCCTCACGGTCCTTCTCGGTGAGCTGGCTATGCTCCATAAGCCTCTTGAATGGCTCGTGAGATGGCGGCGTCTAGTCGGTCAATGAACTGCTCAAAGGTCTCTTTTTCTTCCTCTTTCACCCCGATTATTCCCTCCAATTCGTCGAGCATAGGCCATATGTACTCCTGAACATTGGGTCTTTCGTAGTCGTAGAACCATTTGCCTGTCACCATGACGGATTCTGTTTTTAGGTCAACGATCCTCATACGGGCATAGGTTTCAAACGCCTGTTTATCAAACTCACAATCAACGGACAGCAGATAGTCTTTATAGGCGATTCGCAGTTTGTCAGTCATGATTATCGACTCTTGGCGGGGTACTAGGCGTGCAGGCCGTTCCCCCAATTTGGTGGAGCTGCTCGGAATCGAACCGAGGTCCGGTGCAGGCCCGTAGGAGTTAACACCGTCTAAGCCAATTCAGCCCCCATTATGGGTACGATCAGTCCCATTATGGGTACGATCAGTCCCATTATGGGTACAACTATCCGTGTCACGCAAAACCATTCTATTCCTGTTTTGCGCTACCACTTCACTTTATCGGCCCAGTACGCTGCGCTCATCTTTCCTTTCTTGATGTTCTTTGCGTG